TCATAACGTCGAGGTCGTCCGCTGCCTTGCGCAGTTCCCGCGAGTTGCCGGAGGTGTACAGCCACGGGTCATGTATCATCATGACTGTATTGCGCGGCATACGCACCTCTTTACAGGCGCACGCAATGACTGATGCTTCCGAACAGGCGAACGCGTCGATATACGCGACCGTGTGTGCGGGGTGTCTGCGCAGCATATTCGCAATGGCGTTACCCTCGTAGCAGGATCCGCCCATCGAGTTGATACGCAGCTCGATCGTTTCCACGTCTCCGAGTGCGTCAAGCTCCTTGCGGATATGTGCGGCGGAAGTTTCACTTTCCCTGAGCGTATGTTCCTCAAAATCATAGTCATATCCGCCGCGAATATCGCCGTAAATGAAGAGCTGCGCGGTCTTAGGTGCGTCCGCTTTCTGCCGGATGCTCCAATATCTTCTATTCTTCATTCGTTTCACCTCCTTCACTGCCTGTGAAAATATCATCTATCAACGCATAGTTTTTAGTGAAATAGTGCTCCTGCATAGACTCCAAGCCCGTAGCCTGAAGCCCCGCGAATACTCTTGCTTCATCCGGGGACGCGAAGCCCGAGGATATGAGCTTGTCGACATTGGTTGCAATATCGAATATGTCGATATGCTTGATATTCGACGTATCTGCCGCGATGTATGTCTGCTCGGTTATCTCACGGGGCTTGCAGAACTTGACCGTCAGCTGCTCAGATATTGCGTTTGCGAGAGGGTCAAGAGCCACTGTCAGAGTAAAATTCAAGGCTTCTTTTATCCCCGCTATCTCACCGGTGAGCAGTGCCGGAGAAAGCTTGTACGCCTGCGCCGCCCGTGCCATAGCGTCATTGATAAGCTTTGTGATATCGTCGATATCGCTCTTTGCCCCTGCGGATGAAGACGCAAAGGTCGCTTGCATACCGTTCCACAGTGGTATTACCGCATTCTTGCTCTTGAAAAACGATTTGAACCTGTTATCCATCAAATCGTTGTAGTTTTCCATAAAACCGGGAGCGCCCTGCGCCGCGCCGGGGATGTTCAGCAGTACCTTATTGCCGCTTCCGTTGACATATGACTCCGATGCCGCGGATATGAGCTTATCATATCTCGACAGCAGCCCGAACCGCAACGCCCGCGCGTTCTCGTTGGGATAGCGGATATACAGGACTTCCGACATTGGATATGTCCGATAGCTCTGAAAGGTACCCCTATATACGTCCGAGAAATATTTCTCTCTTATCTCATAATCGGAGATGTTGAAGCCGTCCGCGATTATCATCTGCTCGTCTGCTGTCTCGAAGACCAGCGCCTCGCCGTAGTATAACAGTTTTTCGTAAAACTCCCGCCAGAACTCCGTTGCGGTCTGATTGACATTCGGGCGGTAGTTGAACCGCGCCCACAGATCGCCCTTGTACTCCTTCCCGCGCCGATAGGTCTTTATCTCGCAGTTTGCCATCAGGTTGGCTAACATCTCTATTGCCGTAAACAGCGCGTATGTGTCTATGCAGATGCGTGTTTCCTCGTCGCCGAAAAGGTATTCGTCAAGGCTTGGGATGCTGACCGAACCGACTCCTTTTGTTCGCTTCGAAAAGACATTCCCGAGGAAATCCGAAAATGCACCCATTGTATCATCACCTCCGTTCAATAAACATAAACTTTTTCACCTGCCGGCGGAACGTAGTAGGATACGTCAAGCACATCGGAAACGCATTCCGCCGCCGCGAAAGCCTTGAAACCGTCGGTCTTGCGGCTTTTCGGCTCGATCTTCTGATACGTCATATTGCCGTAGCTGGTCATGGCTATTTTGCTGTTGTTGGCGTACCAGCGCATCAGAGGATTTTCGCCCCACGCGATACGCCCTCCCGCAAATTTTGCGGTTATGCCGGGTATGTTCTTCATTTCATCCTGACCGCGAACAAGTACGACATTGCCGTATTCCTTTTCCGCGGAGAACGCTATATTTTCCCGCAGCGCTTTTGATAAAAGGGTGTATCGGTATTTATCTATGCCGATACGAAGAAGGTTTACCCCGAGTGCCGCTTTGGTATTGGCAAACCACGCCGCTATAAGGTCGGGCGGTATCTCCGCCGCGTTCACGAAGGTCAGGAAGCCCATAGTCTCCCATTCCCTGAGCGGGGCTTTGATGCGCGGGAGGTCTGCGGATTTGGCGCACACCCAGGAATGAGAATACCAGAAGTCAACATCGCCGATACGAAACAGCAGTCCCGCCGCCACAAAGTCGGTAGTAGACGCGTAGTCTATACCTCCGACGCACTGCAGCCCTTTGAGCATACTAAGGTCAAAGGCTCTTGTTGCCGTTGTGAGTTCGTCCCACGTCGCGACTTCGTTCTCCATCGCCACCGGCGGGCGGTTCATACGCTTCGCCATAAATGACGGGTTGGCGGTCGGGTTTATAACGTAGGTCTGATATTCGAGTTCTATCTCTGTCAGCAGGTTCGGGAAGTAGCGCAGGGACGGGTTAGCCTTGTGCCACGCCCGTTTGTCGTGCGCTTCCTCGTCGGCATCCAGCCGCCAGATGCAAGGGAGAGTGCCGTTATCGGGAATTTCACCGGACAGTATCTGTAAACACATCCCGAATTTATCATCGAAGACCGAGCCGCGGACTATACCGTTGGTGGTGGTGATGGTGCGGCGGGGATGCCGCTTTTTACCGAGACCGGTAACAGCCGCGTCGATGAGCTTGTAACTGTCATAGGCGTGGTACTCATCGAAGTCAACCTTGCCGGGACGCTGACCGTCCTTTGTCTTCGGGGACGATGTGCAGTAGTACCACGTTGAACGCGTCTGTCTGCCCTCGATGTACTCTTTAGTCCACTTGAAAAACTTTTTGAACTTTTGAGGATTGCTTTCAAGCACGTTATACACATCTTCCCAAGCGGTCTTGGCTTGCACCTCGGACATTGCGAAAGTGTAAATGTCATACTCCTTGACACCGTTCGGCGGCAGCAGCATACAAAAGTTCTCGAAAGCGGAATATCCTGTCTTCCCTCCCCCGCGCCCCATGCAGATGAACGCTTCGGGAAAGCGAAGTTCTCCGTCTGCGCGGTACAAGCAATTGTGCAGTGCAAAACAGAATTTTTCCCACGGGAAAAGCTTATAGGGGAAATGCTTCTGATAGCTTAAAAACTTTTCGAGCTGAGGGATATCGAAATGAACATCTTCCTCGGAGAGCACGCGCCGCACGAGTGCCGCTAACTGCTTTTGTTCCTCACATACGGGGAACTCTTCCGAGTCGATAAGGGTAAGATATTCGTTCACAGCTTCGGGTATCTCGCACACGCGTGTCACCTCCTACCCATATAGAAAGCCCGCCAGACGACCGTTTCAAGCCGTTTGCGGGCATTTTTCGCTATATTTTCGCGAATAAATGAAAATACCCGCGAGACGACCGTTTCAAGCCATCCGTGGGCATTCTTGTCATATTTAACCGTGTGAAATTGCCGCTCATACGACGGTTTTGCGTCGTGCGAGGGCTTTGTCATATTTAAACCGTGCTTGACAAATATACAATGCCGTGTTATAATATAATTGCCGATGAGAACGAGAAAGAGCTTATACAGCCGCCCACACCGATAAAAGAACTGAAGGTCGGAGATGACAGCTTCGCAACACTTATACTCGCAGATACAGATAATTACGTCATCACAGAAGCTACGGAAGAAGAACGATATCGTGAGACCGCTTAAAAAGTATATTGAAAACGCCGCTCGATACCGGGCGGTGTTTTTTCGCCAACCCCGCATTTTAAGCGGACTCGGCGGCATAAAAATATTAAAAATTTTTGAAAAAATTTTCAAAAAAGGCTTGACAAGCCCGTTAAAACGTGCTATAATATAATTGTTGAGAGGGAAAAATACAGGAAAGAAAGGAGGAAAAAGACAATGGCAAAGAAAAAGAAAAACAAAAAGCCCGCAAAAACCGAGAATAAGCAGGTTCTCAAGCAGGTAATCGCGGACTTGATAGTCGGAACTTTGTTAATACTGATTGACAAGTTCCTCGGTTAAGCACCGACAGGGTGCAAGGGGGTGAAAGCCCCCTACATCCTGATTTTATCACAAAATCAAGCCATTGTCAAGAGCCGGTATGAAAAATTTAAATTTTCTCACAAAGCTCGGCATTATGATGATATGCTTCGGCATAGCAAAGCTCATAATCAGCATAATTCTGTACAGAAAGGAAAAGTAAAATGCTGTATCTCAGAGAACACAAAACAGTCAAGGGGCTGTCTATCCCGAAACTCGTTGAAATGACGGGCTTGGGACGGCGAACACTGCAGGATATTGAAAAGCGCCGCGACTGCCTTGTAAGCAATGCGGAGAAGATAGCCGCCGCAATGGGACTTACACTCGATGAATTATGCAGTCCCCCGCAGGAAACAGACAAAACCGAATGACCCGAAGATCACCGCTTGCACCCGCAGGCGGTGATCTTTATATCCTCTTACGCAAATACCTCTCATCGACATAACACACGCGGTCATTTATCGCGCAGGTCTTGAACTTGCGGCGCACCTTGCCGTAAGCTCTGCTGCAACGCTCGGGAGTATCATACAGGAAATGCAGGATACCGTTCCGGTAGTCCGGATTTACCCCAAGAAAGCCCTTTTGCTTGCAAGGTATTTTCATTTTCCGCATATCCGGCAATAAGCTCATTCCCGTATACATCTCATCCATCGGTATATCTAACGCATAGCAGGCTATTTCGCCCATATTCTCACACCCTTCCGATGTTTCCGAGTTGCCTAAAGTTCATCGTCTTCATCCTCGGAGATAACGTTATCGGTAGTGACCTTCAGCTCCTTGAGTATCGTAAGGATCGCCTTCTCGGTCTCTCTTATCTCCCGCAGGCAAAGATTGATACCGACCCGGAGGGTACCGCTGCGGCTCTTCTCCGAGATGACCAGTCCGTCATTCTCGACAAGCTGCTTCAGCTCCCGGAGCCTTGCCCGCTGATAAATGACCTCGTCCACAAGTTCGATGAAGAACTGCGTGTCCGCCTTCCGTGCCGCCAGCTGTGATATCAGCCCCTCCCGGAAAGCCTTTTCGGCGTTCCGGCGCTCGACCTCTTCCTTGCGCGGTCTCCCGCCCCTATTGCGTTCCTTAGCCACCGAAAACACCCCCGAAATTCAGCCAAAACCCTTTATACGCGCGCGTGCCCGCCCGCGCATACATTAAGCGCCCCCGCGCAAGAAAAACCGTTTTGTCGAG